ACGAGGTTTAGCAGCAGAAACAAGAACAATTAATGATGTAGTTGACCCAAAAAAATTAGAAAATTTTGTAAAACAATATGCACCTTCATTAAAAACAGCAGGTTTATACAATCGTTTTGAAAATGTAATAGATGCTAAAAAAACTGCTGATAAAGTTATTAAAGCTGTAACAAAAATGAAAAAAAGTTACAAAGCAAAAAGCGTTACTTCACGAATTGCAAATAACGATATAAATAGAGTTATTAATTTTGCTTTTAATTCTAATAATAAAGCTAGAGATTTTGGGAGTATCGCAAAAGCAGTTGGTAGTAGAGGGCGAGAAGGTGCACAATACGCAATTATGGAAAATATTTTAGAAAGTGCTACAAGAAAAAATTCTACAGGAGAAGAAGTTGTTTTTGGTGCTGTAATTAAAGATAAATTAAATTCAACAACAGAAACAGGAGAAACAGTTGCTAATCTTTTGATAAGAAAAGGGTTATTAACTCGTAGACAAAAAGAAAATATAGAAATATTAGCAAACAAAGCAGAAATTTTTGAAAATGCTATAAAAAGTTCAGAAACATTAGATGAATTATTAGAAACAGAAGATGTAATTTTTGAATTCTTTTTAAGAACATTAGGAGCAAAAGCAGCAGGACTAGGAATTGGAGGAAATTTTTCAGGTAGCGGTTTAATTGTTGCAGGTGCTGGTTCAAAAAGTTTTAGAAATATTTTAAGTAAAATGCCACAAGCTAAAATTAAAGATGTTTTAAAGGAAGCTATGTTTGACCCTAAAAAAATGGAATTACTTCTTCTTAAACCTGTAAATGCAGCAGGTAAAGCTAGACAAATACGACAATTAAACGCAGTTTTTTTGCAAGCAGGAATTGATTTAAGACTAGAAGAAGAAGAAGGCACATACATCGGAATGTAGAAATTAGTGGAAATTAATATAAGAATAAGTAGTATAATAACAAAGACAAATAAAGGAGAAGAATAATGGCGTGGTCAGGTGGTACATTTACAAGGTACAATGGAGCTTTTTCAGGTTCTGGAAGCTGGGCAAAGGATAGAGATGCAGGAACTAAAATTACTGCTTCTCACCATGACACCAATGATGATGGATTAGCTACAGGTATTAATAGTTGTATAGAGAAAAGTGGATCAAATGCTTTTACAGGTAATGCTAATCTAGGAAGTCAAAAGATAACAGCATTAGCAGATGGTACAGCACATACAGATGGTATAAATGCAGGTCAGATACAAGATGGTGGCTTAGTATTTCAAGCAAGTGATACAGGTTCGGCTGATGCTTATGCTATAGCATTAACACCAGCAGTAACAGCTTATGTAGCAGGTCAAGAATTTAACTTTAAAGCAGGTGCAACTAGCACAGGAGCATCAACATTAAATGTTAATGGTTTAGGTACTAAAAATATTAAAAAGAGAAATGATCAAGCTATAGCAGCAGGTGATATTGAAGAAGATGCGATAATTAAAGTCTTATATGATGGAACATCTTTCCAAATGATATCACAAGTTGGTACATCTGGAATGACATCATTTACTTTAACTGGAGATAGTGGTTCTAATCAATCTATAGCAGATGGTAATACACTTGATGTTGCAGGTGGAACAGGAATAGATACTGTTGTAGGAGCTACTGATACAGTAACAGTAAGTGTTGATAGTACGATAAAAAAAGTAGGAAAAGAAACAATATGGATTCCTGCTGTAGCTATGTATCCAAATACTACTAATGGGTGTGCTGCTTTAGCACAAACAGAATTAAGTAATGGACCAGAAATTAAAACATTAGATTTTGATAAAGATTCAGATGAGTTTGCTCAGTTTGCAATAGCTTTTCCTAAATCATGGAATGAAGGTACAGTAACTTTTCAAGCATTTTTTACAGCTGCTTCTACTAATACAGGAACAACAGCTTTTGTATTAAATGCAGTAGCTTTAGCTGATAATGGTGATTTAAATACAGTATTTGGTACAGCAGTAGGACCTACAGCAAAAGCAATGAGTGGTACATCAAATGATTTAGCAGTTACAGCAGAAAGTGGTGCAGTAACAATAGCTGGTAGTCCTAGTGTAGATGAGTATGTTTTTTTTCAAATAATGAGAGATGTTTCTGCTGATAGTTTAACAGCAGATGCAAAATTATTAGGGATTAAATTATTCTTTACTACTGATGCTGCAAATGATGATTAAATAAGGAGTTATTAGTATGACTGGTTTTGGTTATAATGTTTTAGGGTTTGGTAGTGGAACGACTGCAGGTGGTGTAGATTTTAATGCTAGTTACCTAGTTATTGCTGGTGGAGGTGCTGGTGGTCATGGTTCTGGCGGAGGCGGAGGAGGTGCTGGTGGATATCGCACAAATCATACTTCTGCTGGAGGAGTTTCTACTCCTAAAATATCTGGTGGCGGAGGTTCTATTGAAGCAACTCTTGAGATAACTACTAATACGGAATATACTATAACTGTTGGTGCAGGTGGTGCAGGGCAATCTGGTTCGACTACTGCTAATCAAGGTAATGATTCTGTTTTTGCTACAATTACTTCTATAAAAGGTGATGGTGGTGGTAAAGGTGGTCATGAACAAACTAGTAATATGACTACTACTGGAGGTTCTGGTGGTGGTCATGGTCTTACAGTATCAGGAAATTATAATGGTGGTTCTGGTACTGCTAATCAAGGATATGATGGTGGTCAATCTTATGGTTCATCTCCTTATGATGGAGGAGGAGGAGGTGGTGCTGGAGCAGTAGGTGCTAATGGAGCATCAGATGGTTCTACCTCTGTAGGAGGTCAAGGAGTATTTTCTGATTTAAGTGGTTCTGCTGTTCAGAGAGCTGGTGGTGGTGGTACTGGTGCAAATGTTTATAATACTACCCCTGCAGCAGGAGGTGCTGGAGGAGGTGGAGATGGCGGAGCTGCTTCTGAATCTGGAAGTGCTGACATGAATGGAGATACAAACACAGGCGGTGGTGGTGGTGGAGCTCAATCTTCAGCTTTAACTACTGGTAGTGGTGGATCTGGTTTAGTGGTAATAAAAATACCAGATTCAATAAGTGCTGCATTTTCTGGTGGTGTAACAAGCTCATCTTCGACTGCTGGTGGTTATACTACAATTTCAATTACAGCTACATCATCAGCATCAGAAACAGTAACTTTTAGTTAAGGAGATAAAATGGCACATTTTGCAAAATTAGATGAAAATAATGTCGTAGTTATTGTAGTACATGGTAGACAGGAAGATGATGGAAAAGAAGCTGAAATATCTGCAAGAACAGGCGATACTTATAAACAAACTTCTTATAATACACATGGTGGACAACATAGTTTAGGTGGCACTCCATTAAGAAAAAACTTTGCTGGTGTAGGCTATACTTATGATTCTAGTAAAGATGCTTTTATACCACCTAAACCTTATAATAGTTGGATATTAAATGAAACTACTTGTATATGGGAAGCTCCTGTCGCTAAACCTAGCGATATGGATGTTTCTAAAATGTATAAATGGGATGAAGATAATACACAATGGGTAGAAATATAGGAGATAACTGTGAAAGTATCAGCTAATCAAGTTAAAGCTAAATTAGACACTCATGAAGCTGTATGTGCTGAAAGATGGAAAGAAACTATACTGCGTATAAAACGCCTAGAAGCTATCTTTATTGCATTTAGTGGTGCAACTATGCTAATGTTAGTTTCAATAATTATAAAGCAACTGTAGGAGCTTAAAATGAAATATAATACAAGTACAACAAATAAATTAGAAGAACTTGGTAGAGTAGATGCAGAAAAAGCATATACTGCACAAGGAAAAAGAAATCTACGAGATGAAAAGAAAAGAATTGTTGGTGGTTTAAACAATTACAAAGGTTATGTTGTTAAAAGAACTGACCATGACCAAAAGGCTTAATAATGGCAACAAATAATGAAGCAAGACAAATAGCAATAAGAACAGTAACTTCAACCACAGGTACTGTAAATGAAGATTGGTTAGCTTTGTTTACTGCTCGGTCTATTCCTGCTGGAACATTTAATGAAAGATTATTAGCTTATATTAATGGAGAATTAAGTTCATCTTATACTGATGTGAATTTAGCAATACAAGCATTTGCTGTAGATCAAGATGATTATAATTTTTCAAGTATGGGAACATTTACACCATGACACAACAATCATTACGACAAGCAAGTTGCCGAACAGAAGCAGGAACAACTGGTACTTATAATGAGGACTGGAATAAAGTTTTTGCAGATTCAGGCTTTACAACTGGAACTTTTTCAGAAAAGATGTTGGCATATACTAATGCACAAGGTAGTGCATGGGATAATGGACAATGGGATGTTTCTGAATGGGGAGAAGGACCATTTACAAATGTGAATGAAGCTATGGGGCAGTTGGGTAAACAAAATGGAACAACAGCACCTGGAAGTTTATGGTCGCAATTAGGCACATTTAGTGCAGAATAGGAGAATAACATGGACGCAATATTAAATTTAGTAAGTGGAGCACCTGCTTGGGTTTCTGCTGTAACAGCTTTAGTAACAGCTGCAACGGCAATCACAGCCCTAACACCTACAAAAACAGACGACAAAGCAATTTCTTTTATACTACGCATACTTAATTTAGTAGCTGGTAATATTGGAAAGAATACAAACAAGGACGATAAATAATGGGTTGGCTTTCTGCATTAGGTGGCATAGCTAAATTAGGAGCAAAATTATTTGGCTTTATGATGATGCGGAAAGCAGTCCAAGCTGATGTAATGAAAGAACAATTAGACGATATAAAGGTAGCTGATGAAGTTAAAAAGAAAATTAATGCTACTTCTACTATTGCTAAGCGTAGCAAGTTGCGGAAGTATAGGAAGCGGAAATAAAGGTTATTGTATAATATCCAGTCCGATTAATCCTACTGATGCAGATATAGATGTTATATCTGACGAACTTGTTGACGACTTATTAATCCATAATGAAATATATGAAAGGTTATGTGAGTAATGTACGAATATCGTTGCATATTACGCAGAGTTGTAGATGGAGATACTATAGATGTGGATATTGACTTGGGATTTAAAGTGTGGTTGCGAAAGGAAAGGGTGCGTTTATATGGCATTAACACGCCTGAATCTCGAACACGCAACTTGGCTGAAAAGAAATTGGGTTTATTGGCGAAGGCTCGTCTTAAGGAGTTATTGCAAAAGAATTTTCTCATAAAGACAGAAAAAGACAGCAAGGGAAAATTCGGTAGAATACTAGGGATTCCTTTTGTGGAAGGACAAAATATTTGTGAGCAATTAATAGAAGAAGGTCATGCCAGAAGTTATTTTGGTTATGGTGAAAAAGAGTCTTGGGTATAGGGGGAATAATATGGGATTTTTTGAATGGTTATTTGGGACACAAAAACCAGATTTAACTAAAATGACAAAAGTACAATTAGAAAAACTAGGGCGAAAGCATGGTATTGAACTAGATAGACGATTAAAAAAAGATAAACTTATTAAACAAGTACAAAAACAAATTAATAAAGGAAAATAAAATGGTAATGTTTAAACATAATTATCCTCGTTCTCAACATAGAGGTGCTGTGCCTCCTGGTTCTACATTTGCACCTGAACCAGCAGTAAGAACTACTAATCAATCTAATAATCAACAAATGTTAGCAAATGTTTTAAGAAGTCAACCATCACCTCAAATGAGTTTAACAGAAGAAGAAATAAGGATTGTCGAGCAATTCATACAACAAGGCATGAACGAACAACAAGCTATACAACAAGTAATGAGTATGAAAAGTGGATAAAAAGAAATTAGTAGATTTAATATCTAACCATGAAGGTGTAATTTTAAAAGTATATGATGATGCTACAGGGC